CCAGAAGTTCCATTAGTACCTGAACTACCAGATGATCCTGAACTACCTGAAGTTCCATTAGTGCCTGAACTACCTGAACTACCAGAAGTACCATTCGTACCTGAACTACCTGAACTACCTGAAGTCCCATTAATACCATTTATTCCTGAACTACCTGATGTTCCATTTGTACCTACACCTCCACTAATTCCTGAACTACCTGAAGTGCCGTTAATTCCTGAACTACCTGAAGTTCCATTGCTTCCAATAAGTCCATTTGAACCATTAAGACCTGAACTACCTGAAGTCCCATTAATACCATTAACGCCTGAACTACCGCTTGTCCCACTTGTACCTGCACTACCACTTGTTCCTGAAGTTGAACCAGAGCCTGTACTAAACGCAACAATATCTTTAGATGCGTATATATTACCAGAGACATATAGATCACCATTATCTGTTTCATATGTATATCCACTAACTAATGATGTTGTACCAGAGAGTATTTTTACCATATGATTACCATCACCAAAAATATTTAATGTAGAACTTACTCCCATTGATGAAACTGTTCCACTACTATTGGTATTACTTGATAATAATAAATCACCTGTATAAGGTCTTCCATTTCTTAATGTGGGTACAACTACATATTTATCAATATTTAAATTGGCCATTTATTAAGTATAATTTTTTGAAATAGTTAAACTATCATCTTCTAATTGTTGTAATGTAAGATCTATTGTTGCTTCGTGGTAATCAATAACTGCACCCTGAATACCAAATATAAAACCACTCCAATAGTTATTGTATGTTAGTGTACCAAAAATATTTTCAATTCTATTTATTAAGCATTGAATTTCAATCATTTTGGAAGTATAATTTGAAACAATACTTCTTGCTAATAAATTTTCAACAATATCTGTTGTTCCAGATCTAATGAAAAATTGTGGGAAGAAGTAACTTCCGCTACTGTAACCTAAAATAGAACCTCGTTCAATTGGGCATAAAGTGGTATTTGTACCATATTTTAATTTAACATCATCACCATCATCTTTAGCATTTTTATTTATATAACTCCAGTATTCAATATCATTATTAGTTACATCATTATAGTTGGAATCCAAAATAGAAAATTTAATATCTTTCAATCTGAAATCACGAATTGTATTTGTTGTACCGTGTGCACCTATTTTAACTGGTACTTCACTACCAACTTTACCATTATAAGCTGTAAATCCATTGATAGAAAATGAAATTGTATTACCTACAAATCCAAATAATGGTATTATCACACTCGATGGTTTAGCATATCCAGATGAATAATCAGATGAATTGTTTAGGTCAATCCATTTATCTGCAATTGTATTTGTAGTCCAAACACCACCTGTTTGTGTTTTATCACAAAAATTCCAAGTGAAATAATATGAAGTTAATCCTGAATCATACCAATCACCACCATTTGCTGGCGTAAAACCACCCCACCTTTTATTTCCTATCATTAGATTAGTATAACATAAAACTCTATTTATTGAAGTTGTTGGTGTTTCATTCATACCATCGGTAGTTCTTATATAACCTTTTGCTTCTATTTTCAGGAAATAGGTAAAACTATTTGCGATTGATGTTGAACAATATGTGTTAGCACTTATTCCTCCACCTGCTGTACTTATATAAGCCAGATATTTCGGCATTCCAATTGGAATATCAGTATATCCAATATTACCACTGCTTGCTGGAATGAATACTGAAGTCAAACCTGTATTGGTGTAAAAATTTGAAATGTTTAGTGGGCTATTCATATTTGCATAATATGAATAATAAGTTTGCCCTACTGCTCCATTACAATCATTTGGAACACCAGTAGCATACCAAACTGAATAATATGAATTAGTTGGTAATGTTGAATTTGTAGATGGTGTTTGTATATAATTTGTTACAACTTTCGGTAATAGTTCTGGTTTATAAACAAAAGTGTTAGCTGTTAAACCAGAATAATTTGTAACTAAATATGTATCATTATTACCTTCATTTGTACCTGTACCGATTAACTTAGCGAACAGCCCGTATAATGGCAAACCAGAATATGTACAATTCCAATAATTAGAAGCATTATATAAATTTTCAGTCCACGTATTACTATATTCACCAAATGGACCAGTACCATTATTAAAACCAAAAGAAAAACCACTAAATGTTTCTTTCGTTGGATCGTAATCTATTAGTGTGTTTACTATGTAAGGTGAATATATTACTTTTTGTTTGTTTATTGGGGCTAATATATTTAGTGTTTGTGAATTAGATGCAAAATCAATTGTAGATACATCACCTAAGGCTAAATTTAAAGTTACGTTAGTTTCATAGGCAAACGTCGTTCCATTATATCTTCTGAATGTTTGATTATTTGCTTGAGCCATTGTATTTACATCAGTAATATAAATATTAGCGTTTATTATTTGAATATATGCTGAAAATGGTGCAAGTATAGTTTCCAGAACTTCACGACAATTCATAGGATTACCATCCTCGTCATAGAAATTTTCATTATTAGAATAAGTTGCTGATATTACTGTATTACCAGAATTTAGTGTAATTTCTGTTGATGTTGTTGATAATCCTACATATACAGCATTCCAAGTTATATTTAATTTTTGAAGTATATTGGTTATTATAGTCCAGTTATTTACATAACCAAAATATACAGTTGAACCACTTGTTAAATAATCCATTCTTTCTAATAATGCTAAACCATCATTACCAGTTAATGAAACTGTATAGTTGTTATATTCAGAAAACGGCTCGGTGTACAATTCAGAATTTAAATATCCAACCCAAAGTAATGATGAACCAGAATTAAAACGGATTTGGTAATCCATCATATCACTGGTGTACATATTTATAAAACTTAAACCAGTTACCGATACTACATTCATATCACAACCTGAACCTCTTACAACTTCAAATTTATTGTTTGTTGGTGAATAGGTTACTGTGAATGGATTATCATCAGCCTTTATTTCTTGTGCTGTTAATGTTGCTCCAGTATATTGCCATAATTCTGTAGTGAATCGTTTGTTAGTAATGTCACTAAATGTATAATAGTATTTCTTTTGGAATGTAGCCATTATGAAGTGTAACTTAATTTTTTGTTGTAATTATTCATAACACCAACTAATTGAGTGCCATTAATTTTGAATACAACTTCTTTTGAACCATCTAATCCAGTTCCTTTATTTAGCATTGAAAAAAGATTTGATTGTTGTGATCCGTTTAAGATCATTTCTCCCGAGTTTGCCATAATCGGAACATTATCACCTGAATAGTTTGAACCAGGAACAATACCGCCATATTCAAATGCACCAGATATTTTAGCAACATTTACTAATCCTGCTGCTATTGTTGCAGCCATTAGAATAGCACCAAATGGTGGTGGTGCTGAAGAAAGTGCTGCATCTGCTGCCATAAATGTATCTATTGTAGCTTTACTAATAGCCATTGCTTTATAAGCTATGGTGTTTTGTTCAAACATAGATTGACCTAATGCAAAAGTTTGTGACATTGCAGAAAGTTTATCCTTGTTTTGTTCTTCATCAAGTTTCTTGACACCTTTATCAAATTGTTCTTTTGTAATTTTTGTTTTATTTAAGTCATCAACCAATTTTTGATAATTTTCAGAATATTTTTCGTTTTTAAATTTTTGTAAATTATTTGCATTTGTTTTTTCGAAATCTATTAAACCCTGATGAATTTTCTTTGACCTACTTGCATAATCGTTTAATGGTGCTAAATCATTATTTAATGGAATTACTGGTAAATTTGAAACTACTGGAACTTTTGTTTTTGCTTCCATTTGTTTCATAGGTTTATTAGTTATAATATCATATTCATCATTTATCTGTTTTAATTCTTCTTTATCTTTTCTTAATTTTTCAAGTTGTGCCTCATCAACTACACCACCAGTTTTTAATACAGATAATATACTTTTTTCAATTTTTGAAATTTCTTCATTTAATAATTCATAAGCTGTTTTTTGTTTTTCTAATGCTTTTTGTTTATTTTCATCAGCTTTTTCACCCAACAGTTCTTCAGTAAGTCCCCCATGAATTAACTTATAATTCTTATCGCTATTTTCTTTTATTACATCAGATTGTTTTTTCATAGCAGCACCAACCCTATCAATTTCAGCCATAGTAGAATTATCTAATATAAGCTTCATACCTAACATTAAAGGATGTTTATTAACTAAATCCTGTTGTTCTTTTTGTAGTTTTTGAACTTCTCCTAATGTATTTATGGTTGAAAAATCACTTGCTTCACTGACATTAGCACCAACATCTTTTGCTTTTTTTATTGAATTATCTAATTCCTGATATTTTTTAACAGCTTCATAATTTTTTTTGGATTCTTCTGTAAATTTTACTAATCTTTTTAAATCATCCTCATTACCACCCCAATGAACATCAAAGTTCTTATTATTCTGCTCGATAATCAGATTATTCGTGCGGGAAAGAATTTTATTTGATTCAGTTGTATATGTTTCAGTTGCTAAATCTAAATTTCTTTGCATTTCCCCTTTTCTTAGTTCTAATGCACGTGCAAGTAATTTATCATATTCAGCTTTACCTTCTAAACCTTTAACTTTTGCTGCTACTAATTGAATTTTTATATCAGATATTTCTTGTTCTGCTTCACTATTTAATATATCTGTTCCACGTTGTTCATTATGAAGCAATTTCATGGTTTCAGCATATTCTTTGGAAGCCTTAATTGCCTTATCCATATTAACTAACAAATTACTCCAGTCACCATTAGCAATAGTTCTTAATAATGATTGCGTAGCACCATCAACTTGAGCCATTACAACTTCAAGTTTTTCGGCTGTTGTTTCATTGGATTCCATAATTTTCTTGAATCCTTCATAACCTAATTTAATAGCTTCAACTGCACCAGCCATAGTAGCAAGGCGTTTAATATGTTCTTCTAACTTACTCTCGTGAAATTCTGGTGGTTTTATTGATCCTTGTGCTTCAGATAATTCAGCAATAGATTTTTTTAATGTTTTAATTCTATCATTTATGGCTGCAATTTCTTCTGTAGATTTACCTGCAAAACTGATATTCTTTAAGGCTCCTAATGCTTTATTCATTTCACCAATATTACCAGTAGCACCTTCAACCCCAGTAATCAAATCTTTTACATTCTGTTTTACATTTTTAATTGAATTATTAAATGCATCATCATTTAATGATAATTGTGTTATTAAATTAAATTGTCGATCATTAGACATTATTTTGGTTTAATTTTTTTTCCATTTCCAAACTGTGTTTAATGAGTTCTTCTTTGGATTTTACTGGTATTTTTATTTCTTCTGGTTTTTTCTCCCAAGGAAATTTTAAAATATCTTGTGGTGTTAATGATGTTGAAGACTGTGATTGAATTACTGAATATGCTATATATCTTGTTTGATTCCACCTGTCTATAAAATCATCTTCGTGTTTTTTAATTATATATGTTACTTCATTTATATTCATTTCATCTAAAAAGTAATTTGGATGAATACCAGAAGTACATATAATACCATAAATATCAGATATCTTTAATCCTTTATCTCCGTTTTTTTTTCGTTGGAAGATGAAATTGTTTCATTAAGTTCATTAAATTTTCTAAATATCTCTGGATATTCATCAATTAAATCAATAAATTCATCAAATGAATAATTCCATTCTTTTATATTACTTCCTTTTAATGTACAGTATAAAAATGTAATTGTATCTTTCATTGTAGAAATATCAGAAATTTGTTTTCCAGTCATCTCCTCAAATAATAAATAGCACCTAAAAGATTGTTTTAATTTGTAATCAGTATCATTTATTTTAACTGTTATTGAATTCATACTTTTTTTTATTTTTATAAATGGAATTAAGACATTCAGTCTTAATTCCATTTTTTAATCACTTATTAAGTTCTTACTAATGCGCCAGTTCCTTCAATAGTTACAGTGAATGAACTATTATCATTATCTTTGGCGTTCAAGTCAAGTTTAGTTATATAACCAGATCCAGAAAGATATTTTGCACCAACTGTTTGCGGATAACCCATACCTGAAGTAGTTGTTACACCAAAAGTTATAGCTATTGGAGTTCTTGATATCAGGGTATCAAACAAATCGTTATATGTCCAACCAGATAAACCAATATCATTTGTAAATAGATTATCACTATCTACTGAAAAATTCATTCTTCCAGCTGCGGATTCTTCCCAGACTCCACTATCTTTAGAAGCAATTTTTCTTAAACTCATTGATGTGCTAATTTTACAAGTTGTAGCAAGAGCTATACATCTTTTTGTGCCTCCTGATGTTACGAATAAACATAGATCCGTTCCATTTATTGTATTTGCACTCATAATTTTTTATTATTTTTTTTTGTGCACTTAGTTAAAGTGCGTAACATACATTACCATATGTTAAGTATTCTGAAGAAAAAAAGAGGATATAAAATCAGCAGGTAATTGTGAATTCTAACGTGGCTATAAAGCCATCTGTTCCGTAGTTTTGTGAAAAATTTGATAACAAGGAATATGTAATTTCAACTCCTCCGTATGTTCCTTGCTTTAGTTCCAATGCACTTCGTACACTATCAGCTATTGAAATGCATTCAGAATAATTATCAGAAATAATATTTACATCTAAAGTGATTACATCATAATTGAAACCATCCTTTGTGTAATACGAATTCAGACTTTTTAAATCATAAGTAATAAAAGGGTTCATAGTTTCATCTGGGGCAAAAATTGGAAATATCTTGTCTTGTACGAATGTATGTAATGAAGTGTTACCGCTTAATAATGAATAAATTGATTTCCCTAATTGTAAACTCATTTTAAATTATTTCTTTTTTGGATAAGTTTGTTGAACTTATCTACTATATCATTGTAGATTGTCTCTTCTACAGATGATTCCGTTGATGCCAATGCATCGTCCCAGAAATTATTTCCTATTATCTTTCCTGTTCTATGCATTTTACCTTTTTTAGATTTGTATGATCTTTCCTTTGTACCAGAATTAACTATGTGTGCTAAATAACCACCTTTCCTTTTTATTGAACCTACATTTAGTGTTTGTGTGCTTTTGTCCATTGAAGTACCAATAGCAGCAGAAACGTGTTTGTAAGTACCTTTGAGATTACTTTGTGCTTCAGATATTATTAATAATGAAGCCTTTTTGAATGAAGTTTGAAGGATTTTAGTTTGAATTTCTCGATCCATATCTTCAAACATTTTTACAAGTTCATCAGTTCCAAAAATTTTCATCAATTTGTCTTGATCCATTCTCTGAAATTATTTTAGATTAATTGGTCTCCTAAATCAGTAGTTATATAACTGGTTATTTCTGTACCAATTTTATTTGATACTATTTGAAGTAATATAGAATCATCCGCACCCCAACTTGAAAATTCTTGTGCCGTTAAAACTGTGTTTATTTCAAAGTTTTTGTAAAATGAATTATCTGTAATTACACCAAATACAACTCTAAACTTTACTTCTTCTGCACCTGCGCCATAATTAGTGGCTATTACAGTCATAAAATCACTTTCTTGTGTTTCTGTTGTAAATGGGTCTATTTGTCTTACTGTTTTTGCTGTTGGATTTATATTTGCGTATAACATATATTTATTTTATTTTTTTAAAAAAATTCGAAGAAATCACCATTGGCATCAGGTGCTGGAGATAATGATAATACAATTCCCCTACCAATACCTGGAGTAGATGTAAATGTTATACCTTGAGAACCTGTTCCTACTGTATTATTTGTGTCACAAATTACTGATGAATAATTATATTGTCCTGATGTTCCATTTTGTCTATTTGTGGCGTTTGTTGTTATAGTATATGTTGAATTACTAAATCCAACTAACCAACAATTTGTAGAAACTACTGTAGTACTTACCAATAATCCTGAATTCATAGAGCCATTTGTTGTACCACTTGAATCAGGTTGAGATATTTGATAACAACCAGAATAAGATAATCCATAATATAAATCTAATGAACTTGTGGAAGTAATAACTATATTATTTGTTCCTGTTGAAGGATTAACCAAAATCCAAACATCCATATAATCATTACCAATTTGTGAAATTATATTAGTTAAACTAACACCATTATAAGTAACTGCTGTTGCGTGTACTGAAGAAGTATTTGTATATACAATTAATACAATGTTTGAACCTGTACAAGTATGTGCAAATGTTTTACCTGATGATTTAGATGAAGTATCAAAAGCTATTGCCATTTAATTTTTTTATTTTTTATGCCTCTATTGTATAAGCAATTAAATCCCATTTAGTATCTGTAGAATTCCAAATAAAACCTAAATACATAGTTTTACTTATTACTGTTGTTGATGGTAATGCGTTTCCTAATGCTCTATAATATGTTCCATATGTTAATGCCCTTGCTGTACCATTATCTTTAATTCTAATAATCATTTTTTCTCCTGCTGTTGGTGTTGATGTTGAATGATTAGCAATACTTAATGCTGCTGCTTGTGCTGTTAATGTAAATAAATCATAAGTAGCAATTTCAGGTGTTAAAGTTGCTGTTGATGTAGTTGTATAAACTCGTGGTGTATTTCTTTTATTAGTAAAAGTATCTGTAGTTGTTCTACCTACATATGTATCTGTTGCTTGAAATGTTAAAGTTGTTGCGTCTGTTCCTGCTAATGTTAAATTGTTTGATACATTTAATATTTTTCCTGTTGCTAATACTGAACCCAAATAGTTATAATCCCAACTTGCTGCTGTAGTGCCTACTATTGATATACAAGTCATCATTACATCTGTTCCAGCTGCTAATGTTATAATAACATTTGAACCTGATGAATTTACTGTTATAATACCTGATGAATTACCGTTATTTATATAAAATTGTCTTCCTAATATTAAGGTAGAAACAACTGGCATTACTACTGTTTGTGTTGTTGAACCTGTGAAATAGTTGTAATAATTTGAACTTGCTGTTAATGTTGTTGTTCCTGCTGCTGAAGCAAATGAGGAATAACCTGAATTAGATGAAACACCTGAACTTCCTGATGTACCATTAGTTCCAGATGAACCAGAAGTACCATTTGTGCCTGCTGCTCCATTATTTCCCGAAGAACCAGATGTACCATTTGTGCCTGCTGCTCCATTATTACCAGATGAACCTGAACTTCCTGACGTACCGTTTGTGCCATGTATTCCTGAACTTCCAGATGTGCCGTTTGTACCAGAGGAACCTGAAGTACCATTAGTTCCTGATGTACCATTGTTGCCAGATGAACCTGAAGTACCATTGTTACCAGAAGAACCAGAAGTACCAGAAGAACCTGAGGTTCCATTTGTACCATTCGTTCCTGAGCTTCCAGAAGTACCATTTGTTCCAGAACTACCTGAAGTTCCATTTATACCAGAGCTTCCAGAAGTACCATTCGTTCCTGAGCTTCCAGAAGTACCATTTGTTCCAGAACTACCTGAAGTTCCATTTATACCAGAGCTTCCAGAAGTACCATTTGTTCCAGAACTACCTGAAGTTCCATTTATACCAGAGCTTCCAGAAGTACCATTCGTTCCTGAGCTTCCAGAAGTACCATTTGTTCCAGAACTACCTGAAGTTCCATTTATACCAGAGCTTCCAGAAGTACCATTGATTCCAGAACTACCTGAAGTTCCATTTATACCAGAGCTTCCAGAAGTACCATTGATTCCAGAACTACCTGAAGTTCCATTTGAACCTGATGAGCCTGAAGTACCATTAGTTCCTGTTGCACCATTGTTACCTGAAGAACCAGATGAACCTGAGGTTCCAGATGTACCATTAGTTCCTGAGCTTCCAGAAGTACCATTTGTTCCAGAACTACCTAATGTTCCGTTGATACCATTTATTCCAGAACTACCTGATGTTCCATTAGTTCCAGATGAACCAGAAGTGCCATTATTTCCTGTCGCACCGTTTAAACCTGAACTACCTGATGTTCCATTTGTTCCTGAAGAACCATTTATTCCTGAACTACCTGATGTTCCATTAGTTCCAGATGAACCAGAAGTACCATTAATCCCTGTCGCACCGTTTATACCTGAACTACCTGATGTACCATTAGTTCCAGATGAACCAGAAGTGCCATTAGTTCCTGTAATCCCGTTTATTCCTGAACTTCCTGATGCGCCATTATTACCAGACGAACCTGATGAACCTGAAGTTCCATTTATACCTGAAGAACCAGAAGTTCCATTAATACCTGCTGCTCCTTGTGCACCACCTAAATTTACTGACCAAGAACTAAAGTTTCCCGAACCAGATATACTTGTTATGTTCCCAACTAATGAACCTGATCCAGTATTATATGAGGTAACTGTTCCATTCATTACATTTATTCCATTAGCTATTACTAATGATTGACCAGCAGAATAAGCTAATCCAGTACCTACTGTTAATGATTGTGAACCTGTACCAATTGTTAAATTTGTATTTGATGTAGTGGAATATTTATCTCCATTTGCACCTGAACTTCCAGAAGTACCATTCGTGCCTGAACTACCTGATGTGCCGTTGACTCCGTTGTTTCCTGAACTACCTGAGGTGCCATTTGATCCTGAACTTCCTGATGTACCGTTAACACCATTTAATCCTGAACTACCAGAAGTCCCATTAATCCCGTTGTTTCCTGAACTACCAGAAGTACCGTTAATACCATTATTTCCTGAAGTACCTGAAGTTCCATTAGTTCCTGAAATACCAGAAGTACCGTTTACTCCATTATTTCCAGAACTACCTGAACTGCCGTTTATACCAACACCTGAAGTGCCACTGGTGCCTGAAGTACCATCATAATAATCTTCATTAAAAATAGGTGTATAACCATTTGTTCCAGAACTACCTGAAGTTCCATTTATACCAGAACTACCATTAGTTCCTGAAGTACCTCCATATACATAAGTTGACCCAGTTAATGCAACTATTTCTGATGATGATAAGCCAACTATTAATTCACACGAAACGATTAAACTATTATCAAAAGGATTCTTATTTAATGCTGCTATTTTGTAAGTTTTGTCATTAAATAAAATTCTCATTTGCTCATTAATAAATTTATCATATCTAATAGTCAAATCGATATTGGAACTATTAAACATTTCATTGTCATTAATATTTTTATTTCCTCCCTTATAAACAATTCCTGCTCTAACATCTGCATACTTTACCCATTCTTCTGTTTTTGATCCATATGAATCTGTTGTTAGTTGGCTAAATAATAATGTAATAGAGTATTTTAAATTTCCTGCTCTCATTAAGTTTCGTTAGTTTTTAAATCCAAGGTCTTGTACCATAAAGGCTGGCAATTTGTGCGTCTGTAGGATTATTTTGAATTTCATAGTTAATAAATGGTTCGAGTAAATATTCTAATGTATATGGTACTTTTTGAGGACTACCAAATGAAACAGGCTCTCTATTAGCATAAAGATTACCTACCATTAATAATATTGCGTGTTTAATTACTAAAGGTATTGTCGTTCCTGTTATTGAATAATCAGCAAAATCAGTATTTCCTGTAATTCCTGAAGTATCTACCCAAGTTGTATTTCTACAAATATTTTTAATTGAAAAAAATGAAACATCTATTAGTGAAGAAATATAATTATCGTCTTCTGTAAAATATGATTCAAGATTTAAGTGCTTTTTTGCTTCATCAAGAGTGACTAAATACATTTAGGTGAATTGTTTTTATAAGTGAGCAAGGTTATGCCTTGCTCACTTTGATATTTAGAAAAATATCTAAATATTATACATAGAAAGAACCTAAAGAATAAGATGCTGTTCTAAGGAATTTTGCGTCCCAATAACCTGTTACAATCAATCTGATTTCAGCTTCTGCACCTTTGGTATAAGGATCAACTAAAATATCAAGTGCGCCCCATTGTGCAATTACTAAATCTTTCCAGTTTGCCATAACAATACCAGTTTCTGCTTGTGATGTTTGTACATTACTTACCATGTTAGAAGTAACATATACAGGATATCCATTTAATTGTTCACCTTCCATAATTGGAGTGTAACCATTAGTAAATTTTGCAGTAGTTTTTAATGCTGATTTTACTTTAGGGTGAGTAATATAAGAAATATTACCAGTTAATGCGTTTGCGGTATCAAGAGCACCTTCAAGAGCAACAACTTTACTAAATGTTAAACCTGAAGTAGAGGTATAAGAACTACCAGAAACGAACAAACCAGCTGGACCTGCGCCAGTTGAGCCTGAACTTAATAAAGTATTTTCAAGTTTTGTGACAACAGAAGTAACTAAATTGCTTCTTAACATTGCTTCAAGACCAACTGCATCTTGATTCAACATCTGTTTAGAGATGGTTAAGATAGTTGTAAGTTTTCTTGGTGTGAAAGTTACTTGTGCGAAAGTTCCTGCTCCGTCAGTTGCAGTTGTTGTTTCACCTGCCCATGCACTTGCGCTACCTGTATATGTAGGAATTACTAAATTACCTACTAAACCAGAAAGATAAGTCGCACCTGCTTTTGTGAAGACTAAATTAGATGTTAATGGTGTTAAAATGTTGAAGTATTCTTTATCTACAGCAAATCCACCATTTGCGTCAGTACCTACTACAATATCAGCACGTTTTTCAAATTCCATAGGTATTTGAATATTTCCCCCAAAAGATTGACCTGCATCAGTCATCATTCTTTTTCCTGCTTCAATTAATTCTCTTGTTTCTTCTGAGAAATTGTTACCATTTACGGCTTCTCTTACCGCTTTCAATAATGAAAAATTTGTGTTCATATTTTTTTCTTTGTTTTTTATATTGATTTCATTTCTTACCGCCTTTTCATCAGCTTTTTTAATGTCTTCAATCTGTTTTGTTAAGGTTTCAACCTCATTTTTGATTTCTGTAAATGAAGAATTTTCATCATCATTCATTTTTCTTTTTTCCAATTTCACTTTTTTAGTAAAATCTTCTAATTCTTTTAGTTTAGTGTTGCGTTTATCAACAATTTCAAGTAAATTCATTTTTAATTACTTTGTTTTTTTAACTGTTCAATTTCTGTTTCTAATGCTGATAAATATTCTTCTATTTCACGTTTTTTACATGAATCCATTTCAACATAAGTTGAATCAACAGTATCAGTAGTATCAGTTATAAATGGTTCTATTACACTTATAGGAATCGTGTATGAATTTCCATTATATACTATTTCTACTAATTCTGGTTCAGTTGAATCAGTTGTATCACAAGTTGGTTCACATGGTGTTCCACAATCAGGGCAAAAATTACTATCACATTCTTTACCACAATTTGGGCAACAATCTGATGTACTTTCACCAGCACAATCCTCTTCTTCTTCTTCTTCTTTTTCTACTTCAATATTTACTATTATATTAGTATCTCTTTCTTCCATATTTAATTCATTATTTTTTACTAAATCTAAAGACCTTGCTGCAACTGTAGTATCTTGGTAGGCTGGAATCCAACATGGTGACACATCGTATAACTTATCAAATTGTGTTATGGTTCTTGTAAATGTACCATCACTATTTTTTTCCCATTTTTGACCAGAATCTGATACAGTAAATGCAAAACTTGAATTTCTTAAGTCACCTCTATTTATAGCATCATATAATTCATCTCCGATTGCTGTTTTAGGTGCATTAAATGAATATTTAAGACCTTTTTGATCTACATTTAATGATAAAGTTCCTTTACCATAAGTATTTCTGGCTAATACTCTATCATCATCATGATTAAATAAAGCTAAAACATCACTTACTTCAATAACACCATTTAATGCTTCTGGTGCTATAATTTCAGTAAATCCACCCAAATCTTTAGATAATGAGTTAAATAATAATGCATATCCTTCTATTTGTCTTGAAACTGGTGAAACTCTAAATTCAGAATCATTTATGGCTCTTATTTCTTTCATTACTTATTATTTTTTTTTAAATGTAGGATTACCATATTTTAATTTCCTACTTATCCAAGCTTCTTTTAATTTTAATTTCTGCTCTTCAGACATTGGTTTTCCTTTATTTACTGGAACATTACCTTTTAATGTTTCAGATATTTTTTTATTAGTTTCTTCATTAGGTATATAACTAATCTTACCTTTTTTTATCATTGACATTTTTTCTTTTGTCTCTTCTGAATGTTGTCTTTTAGCAAATTTATTTCCTTGCATTCTTTCAGATAGTTCTTTTTTTGCTTTTTCATTCATTGGTATTCCTTTATGTGAATCAGATTGTAACTTTTTATAATCTTCATCTAAATTTCTTTCTGATACTTTTTTGGATATTAATATTTTTGTTTCTTCTTTGTGATTCCACCCAACTATTACCCCAGTTCCACCTTTATCTTTATTTGTAAGTTCACCATTTTTATTATACTCATAAATCCAATATTTTTCTCTTTCTGAATAATTTTCAATATCACATTCTTCAATTAAAATAGATTTTATATTTTTTCTACCTTTTTCTAAAATCCATTTATCTTTTTCGGTTTTATTATTCTTACTTACTGATAAATGTGTTCCTAACCTACTTTTTAATTTTTGTGTTGTTGCTCCAACATACTTTGGTATTCCTGTTTCATCTGTTAAATAATAAATATTACATTTCATAACTATATTTTATTTTTATATAGTCCCGCATATGTAAATAATTTATTATTCTTTCATTTTATATTATTATTTTTTAACAAGTAGTTGGACCTGCTGCCGCTGTGAAATAATCAGTTACACTTGCTGTCATACTTACTCTTGTATATGGTGAACTTTGTCCACAATATCCTGTTGAAGATCCACAAGAGGATGAACTTTGTCCGAATGTTATATTTTGTGTTGCTGATGACCTTAATGCAACATAAACATCAGAACCATAAGGAATTGAAAGTGACAATGCGTGATATGATGCACTTGGACAGCCGACGAAATTTCCTGAACTGAATATATTTTGTACCCAACTTCCTCCAGAACCAATCTTATAAAAACAGTATATTGTAAATACAGATGATGTCGCAGTATTAAGGTAAATATCATAAGTTACTGGTGCGTGTGTTGTAGTAGTAGTTGTGGGTGGTGCCGTTGTGGTTGTAGTAGTTGGACAAGTTGTATTACCCGACATCGCCCCACCTGATGAACTTATATAAGCTATATATTTTGTTGTTATATTGTCGTCACTGTAACCAATATTACCTGAAGATATTGGTATGAATTTAGTCGTACAAGCCATATCTGTATAAAAGTATGATATGGAATTCCAATTTGCGACAGTTTCTAAAGTGTAATATACTTGACCCATAGCACCTCCACATGGGGAAGATTGTACTCCAGTTGCATACCATTTATACGCAACTCCCATTGTATAACCCGTCACATTAGGAATATTACATATCTCAGTATAACTTGTACCAACTGTTCCAAAATAAAATCTCACAAAAGCAGGTCCATCATATTGAAATACCCAACCAGATAATGAAATAGGTATATTGAAATTATATGGATTCGTTAATAAGTAATTTGAGTTATTTAAATCAGTATGACCTGATCCTTTTATAGACCCGTTTATTTTTACTTCACAATTTAATGACCCGAGATTTGGGATATAATTAAACCAATCAATTTGTCCTAAACTTATGGCTGTAGAAGCTGTAATTGCTGTCATTCCAGTATTATAAGCATACCATCCTTCTGTAGATGCAGTTATAGAACATGGAATTGCTGTATGATCATAACCTGCAAATTCACCAACAGAATATGGTGCTGCTATTATTGGACCTATTAAAGAACTACCACTTAAAATAAAATTATAAGGTGAATAATTAGACCATTTATTCACATTCCCAGATAAGGATAATGAACTTAACTTAGTACTTCCAGAAGATATACCTAATGTCGTGGCAATTTGTGACATTGATACATTGTTGCATAAAACAGTTGTTCCAGAGACAATAATATTTGAACTTGTCGGTACTTCCGATCTATTTTTTATCTGTGTTGAGGTATATCCACCATATGATAATAATATTTTGCCCACACATATTAATTATTTTTAGTAGTTGTTGTCTCAGTTGTTAATACCTTATTATCAATACTATTAACTTGATTAACAATTAAATTATTTGAATCTTGTAAATTGGTTGAAATACAATATCTATCACCACCTTCACCTTTTACCTTAGGTAAATTTAGATTTCTTGCTATTTGATTAGCGTTAACCACTCCAATAGAGAATAATTTAGAGTAATAATTTGCTTGTGAGTTTTGATCCGCTCTAAGCATATTACTTAAATCAAATCTTATTTCTGACATTCTCCTTTGTGATGGTAAAATCAATTTTCTATTAAATTCATTCTCGATTTTCTCAATAATAGGAAGAAGGGTCGTATTTAAGAAATCGAGTTGAGCATTTTCTATATTATTGAAAGATGCTTTCGTAATATCAAATAATAATATTGGATTTACGTTGAAAAATCTCGCAATATCAATAACATTGAATGAACGAGTCTCTAAAAGTTGTGAATCCTTTGGTGAAATACCTAAAGTTTGAATCTTTGGATTAATTAAACCACCTATAATACTGACTCCATTTGGATTACCTGTCTCAGCATTGGAAGTACTTTTAAGTGAATTTATAATATCCTGTTGCTGTTTTGGTCCTAATGTATTATCTGTTGTTAATAATGCAGCTGCATTTGCGCCACCCTTAAAGTAATTTCTTGCGTGTGTTTCTGAATTATAAGCAACTTCCAAAGTATGAAAGGCATAACTTATAGTTGACATACCATAATGGCTGTTCATTTGTGGGAAATTCAAGATATGAATCATATCACTATTGTTTACCATTCCCTTTGATCCAGCAATTAAGAATTTTATTTCATTTGATACTGTTGTAATAGTTACTAAGTCAGGATTTATAAAATCAAGAGTCAATATATTAAAATTACTATCCCTGTTTATTTTTATGAATGCATTTCCACGAAGTAGGAGAGAAGTATTGATTAATTTGAAGAAATTAAACCTTCCCATATTAGGATTTGGTTCAAAAGATAATATCGGATATAAACTATTTTTGTAATTTTCACTTTTAAAGCCTTTGTCATCAACCTGATATACTTTCATTTGAAGTGAAGCAATAGCGTCACTTATTAAATTTACTGCCCTAAAACAAGCTGAAAGTGTAAGTGCTTTAGAAGATTGAAATGTTGAAAACGTACTATACGATAATCCACCATAAACTGGTTCATAACTATCAAAGATAGAACGCATTTCTTCACTTTGTTTTGTATTTTTTCTGATATCATAACCAAATAGTTTCATTCATATATTATTATTTTTTACCCGAAACACCTCATTCACCTTATTTTAGATAATTGTTATATTCCAGTGAGGCTGCATTAAATAAGTTCCTAAGCACATAAGCATCGCAATTACCCCATCCATCTTTTTGTCTTTCTTTGATTTGTCTGGTTTTACATTTCCATTGCTGTCTCTTCTTAGATAAACATTGCTTAACATCCATCTCGTGACTTCATTGTTGTTCATTACAATCTTGTTCTGTAAAATCAATCTTTCAAATTCCTGTGTTGGTCTATTGAAATTTGAAATAGTTTGTGAGAAAGGTTCAAGATTCAAATAGTTTTCTGTTGCTGATATTGCGAATTGTGTCGCATTCCAAGAGTCATAAGCAATTTTACTTATGTAGTATTCCTTGTTTACTTCAAGAATGTCGTTCAGTATAAAGTTATAATCAACTACATTACCAGGAGTCAGTGTCAAATTACCTTTGAGTTGTTGAATTTTATAGTATTCTTTATCTGTTGCGGAGTTTAAAGAATCCTCTGGTAGATAATACTTAACTATGAAATTATATTTTTCATCCTTCATGAACAGATAAGAAACTGCCGTGATGTCCGAATTACTACTTAAGTCAACACCAACAATAATCTCTGTGTCAGTTGGATCTTCTATATCTTTGAAACTAATATTCTTTGAAGCCTGATAAATATATTTATCTGCTATCCAAGTTGTTATTGTATCACACCAAGTATTCAAGTTCTTAGTCCTAACACCAGTCTCAAGACTGATATTATTTTTCGCCTTGTTAATTTCATCCTTCAAGAAAGAACTTTTAATTGTAACATCTAAATTGGGATTTGATTTAATCCAAGTTTTTTCATCTGACCAGTCATCTTCATCATCAAGTGAATAGATTGCTATAAATTGTGAGTCATCTTCTTTTAATCCTGCTAATACTTCCTTTGCGGTACTTCTTAAAGAATAACAAGGAGATGCTTTATCAAAACCAGCAGTTGTAATAATTACAAAAAGTGGTTGCTCTCTCATACCTTGTGAAGACTTTAATACATCATAAACATTTGAAGTTTTTGCTGCGTGGTATTCATCAAGTATTACACAGGAGCAGTTTAGACCATCGAGTTTACTTGAATCGGAAGCCACAACCTTTACAATATTGTTTTCAAATAAAACCTCGTTCCGATACGTCTTTAAATATTGTTCTTTAGGATCTAATTTCTTCGCCATCTTTGATACAGCGGAGAATGCGATTTTTGCCTGTTCTCGACTGTTGGCAGCAAGAACAACCTCTGCATTCGCCTCTCCCTCTGCTACCAAACAATACAAACTTATTGCTGCTGATAAGGCTGTTTTTCCATTCTTCCTTGCTATTTCTATATAAGCATTGTTAAATCTTCGTAATCCTGTATTTTTATAAGTCCATCCAAAAATGTTTGCAATAATAAAGCACTGCCATGGTTCTAATATAAATTTCTTATTATCGTGTTTACCTGTGAAATGTTTTAAGTGTGAAATAAAAGTAATCGCCTTGATTGCCTTCTGCTCATTGAAATATAATTCACTTCTTAATAAATCATTTTCATATCTTAACACTGCTTGTTTTATTTCTAAACCTACACTAATCTTTTCTTCTTTAACATTTTTTATATATTTATAAAAACGATACATTTTTGTTAATCAAGGATTATTTTTTCGTTTATTCTGTCTAACTTTTCTTCTATTCGATCAAAACAACTTTCAATTAGTTCATAAAACATTTCATATTCTAAATCTGAAATTTCATTGCCCATGTTTGTTTATCTTTTTTCTATATTACTTATATCACGCATTAGATCCATGAAAGGATTTTCTTTTTCTTCGGTCGTTTCTTTTTTAGTCTTTCTTGATTTAGGACTTAAGTAAAGTGAATCGATCAGTTTAAATAATTGTTTTTGGCTTTCAAGTAAGTTTCTAAATGAGGGATTTACTATTTTTCTGATTTTACCATTTGAATCAGTTTGGTTTAGTACTTGTCCTTCCTTTTTAACTTCTTTTACTGATTGTTGATATTGTGAATATGTGTGTTCTAAAAGAACTAACGTAATTTCATCCTTTGGTGTATAGATTGTCTCATCGATTAAGTATTTCCGAATATCAGTTATCAGTTTGGATTTCATTTAGATTTTAATTTTTTTATTTAATCTTCACTAAGACAGAATGTCTTAGTGAACAAAAATTAGTGATGCCCTACATACTATAGTGAAATACAGGCTAAATGGCTGACATTATTTACATAATATTAGCGTTTTAGAAAAAAAAGTTCTAAATTTTCATTTCATACAATGAGATTTAGCGAGAGGTTTTGTATTGGTAATCAATACTTTATAGGTGGCCCGCTTCTAAATAAATTGTTTTGGATTGGTAATCAATACTTTATAGGTGGCCTGATTCTAAATAAATTATCTGTTTATTTCTTATTGAAGAACAAAATTCATTCATTCATTCATCATTCATTCATTCATCATTCATTCATTCATTCATTCATCTATTTATTAGTTCTATTCTTTGATTTGGTTTGTGTTTTAAGTTGTTTAATAAAGAACTAAATGAAAGTTGAATGAAGTATCAACTTAAAATAATAACCTCTTAAAACATCTTAAAACAAAAAAGAACTAATAAATTAATATCATTTCTTTTCTTTTAATCAAAGATGATTAGTTTATTTTTCTTTTAGTTTAAAGGATTGGGTTTGCCGGATGGTCCCGGCTGATTCAGACAGGATTAACAATATGAGCATAACCACCCACACCACAACCATCTTGCTCATACAAATCCTTAATAAGTTCTGCTGCCTTTTTTGTCTTATAGTTTACAATGGCAGGCTTGCCAGCTTCTTCGTAACATCCGTAACACATTTTCGTTTAATTTACCGCACCAGCCACTAACAGCGGTTTGGTGCTATTATTTTGGCTATAAAATTTATTTTTAAAGACAATTGTCTGCAAGCCAAAATAACAGACACCAAGTCGCAAAACGTTAACTGGCATACTGTTCGGGAGTTTTTTTCTTAATATATCGTATAACCCCCGACGAGTTGATCAAATCACCAGTAATCACTCCAAATATATCTTGCTTGTTCATATTGCAAAAATAATCTAATTCAGTTAAAAACAAATTAATTAACCTATATAAGTTAATATTAATATAATAAATCCCAAAAGGCTAACAGTTCATTTTGTGAAACTTTTTGATTTCACCCAGCGATTTTTTTTTTTGAATGAATGTCGGAGTGACACTGCTCGCATAATGACATCAAATTACTATAATCAAAACCGAGCCATTGAATTTGCTGAATATTCATTCCCGTCATAAATGCCTGAATATGGTGAACTTCAACGGCTGCGGTGATTTTTTCATTTTTAAGACATTCTTCACACAAAGGATTATTCTGTAGTTTGGTAATTCTTAATGACTTCCAAGTCGGAGTATTATAGACATGCTTTTGAGCTAAGTTCTTGTTTATATTGTTGTTAGTTCTTGTCTTTTTAGGTTTATTTATATAAGCCACTTATTTTTTATTCTTTTTTGGACGATAATCGACAAATAGATATTTAATCTTACATATTAATTCTTCCGATTCCGTTTGAGTGTGAACATCTTTAAATTCACAGATTTTTATTTGTTTTTCTTTCTTTCTTTTCGTTTTGAGAAATGAAGTCAACATAGATTTTGTCGGATTAGATATTTCAGTTTCAATAAAATATAGAATTTTATCATTGAATAAATCCTCACACGACTTTGAATTACTTAATTTGTGCTTGTCCTGAAACTTACAGTAGTTATTAAATAATTCCTCATAATTGTCACTTATCAGGTCTTTCATTTCTTTTGTCATCAGTTGATATTAATTTTATGAAAACATCAAGATCAACAACTGCATAAGTTTTACTTCTATTGCGTTTAAAAATAAGAACTGGATCAGTTCCTACTTTTGTGTTTGTTTCAGCTTGAGTTAATGACTTCCAGATACTTATTTTTTCTTGATTCTTTACCTCAATAGAGTAGGGTAAAAGTTTTCTGGCTGCGGGAGAGAGTTTAATATCGACACCATTAGAACCAGATGAAACTCTCGTACTTCATTTTGAGCTCTTGAGCCTTTCGTTTTTGCACTTTTTCTGGTAATCACTCATTTGAATTATTTTTAGTGCCAATATTTTCAAAGTATTCATTTTCAATTGCTCTTGATTCATTTTCAATTGCTCTTGATTCATTTTCAATTGCTCTTGATTCATTCGTATTCTTCCACATATAATAGTTGATGTAATCCTGTAGTATTGTCCTTACAATAAATGAAATAGATTCACCCTCTAAATCACCAACTAATTTCAAATCCTCAATAAGTTCTTTACCTAATCTGAATGTTATTCTGTCCTCCTTCTTCATTTAGTTTTCATTATTTTTTTGATCTTTTCTTTGCGTTCCCATTTCATTAAATCTGTAATTAACTCTTTAATTGTTTGTGGAATTGTTTGTGGAAACATTGCTCCATCATAATTCGTGTATTGAAGCATAACTTTGTAATTATCTTTCTTGGTTTTCATTCTTACATTTTTATTTTTTGGTATTAAAGTTTCAATTCTTACGAATTGTTCTTGAATATCAGTATAATGGTTATAAGTATTTTCATATCAGTTTTGTGCTTGTGCTTGTAAGCATTCCTAAGGCTGCACTTGAAATCTGACTTGCTCTGTGTTTTAGGTTTACAATGCAGGTAAATATTTCATCATAGTCATTGCTTAATTTATAACCAAGTGAAGAACTAACTATTGTATTACCATTAGTTCTAAGGTGGTTAACCATTTCTCTTAGGTTAACTGAATTTTTAATTTCGGGAACATTAACTAAAATCTGATTTGATTTTACAAATCTGGTTGTGTTGTTTTCTAAATAACTAATTAGTTCATCATAAGTTTCTTGTGTAATTTTCATTGTTTGGTTGATTCTTTTTTGTAAGGTCTTTAACCTTAATATTTTATATTATATATAAAATATTTGTCTGCCCCTTTTACGTATCTTACCTGTTTTTTGAATATTTATTTGAATTATTTTCATTTTTTATTAATTTCTTCATTGATAATAATTTGCATTCATAATTGGATCATTTTTTAAGGTTATTCACCCTTGCCTCTTCTTTGGTATCAAATGAACCAATATAAGTGGATTTACCATTTAGTATTATGTTAGAAACATATTTATTATTTTACCCGACGTTTAGCCTTACACTTTGCATTTGTGTTAAATAGATTTAATTTTTTTAATTTCTCTTTTCTTTCTTCTTTTAATAGTTCTATTGAATTATCATAAAATTCAACATAGTCAATAGAAAAATTAACCTCAAATAGGTCACACCCAGCCTCAAACTCATCAAAATTATAATTTAGTTCTTTTGGAAAAACTCCATAATAAATAACACCATTGCCTTTTCCGTTTCTTTTATATTGTATTGCTATTTCATGTGTGCATTCTGTGAACCAATCATGTACCTTTTTAAAATTTTTGATAGATGTTGTAGCAGTCATATCAATATCTTTTGGTTTATATTGCCATGGTGCTAATCCTAAATTTTGATTAATATCTAAATTTGTTATATTAAAACAAATATCATTTATTTTTAGTGTTTTAGGTTTTTTCATATGGTCTTTATTTCAATAATTCTTTTTTGTACCAGAAATCGTTGAAGCTATCTTCAACATCACCTTTGTATTTTTTAACATAATCTTGAATCAACGAAGTGATTATATCTGTGGTATTTACTTTTTTAAGATTTGAAATTGCTGTTAACAATTCAAATAATTCTTCATCTAATTTTAGATCAATTCTTTTCATAAATCAATTAGTTTAAGTCCTTCATTTTTAATTAATTCATTAACTTCAGCTTTATTCTTTATTACATAGTCTATAATTGCGCATTCAACTATATCAGACATCTTTTCACCTTTTACTTTTGCGGTGATAATAAAGGCATCAATTAATTTTTTTTCAATACTATACCCTGCCATTTTTTTCATTTTCCTTTTTTATTTTTTGTTCCATATCAAGTATTTTTTTTGATATTTCTTGATTTTCAATAAGATATTGTTCGCTACCCCATCTCTTATATAGTTCTTCATTTATTTCAATACCCATTTGTAATTTGCTTAAAGCAAGTTCAGATTTAGTCTTGGTTGTGTAATATCTACCATTCGCATCTATTTTGTAATTTCTATCTACAAAGCTCTTCATCATTTTTTATTTTTTTAAATAATTTATTGATTTTATACCTTCTTATTGCCTTAATTGTGTTTTTCATCTCCTTCATTTTCTTTTGTTTTTGTTTTCTGTTAGACCGAAGCCTAAATTTCTGGAAGCAGTTTTTAATTTATTCTTATCAATGAAATTTAGACCATCACTAAATATATCTGTCTCCAAGTTTACTTTCTCAATTAGTTCATTGTAAGTGTTTAGCGTCTTTCGGTAAGCATTCTCATCCAATTGACTTACTTGCGTCTTAGTGTTGAATTTCTTTTCACAATCAAAGTGTTTATCAAATTCAACTTCATTCATCTCTTCGATATAAATATTAAATCTTTCTATATCCTTTAAATATCTCTTTTCAGTAGTTACAAAGAAGTCTTCTCCTTTATTGTAGAAAAAATATTCACACCCTTCTTGAAATATTGTCTTCATATATACATCAGAGTGCTTGCCTTTAGCGATATAGTCTCTACATCTTACCTTCCAATCCTTTTTACATTTACATTCTCGTGCCATATTTAGATTTTTATATTTTATATTATATATAAAATAGTTGTCTGCCCCTTTTACGTATCTTGCCTGTTTTTTGTAAATAATTTAATTTATTTTTATGGATGAATTTACACCATATAAATATGTACCTTCTTGTTTTTAAATGGGTTAATTATTGTGCTGCTAATAATCAGCAAGAAAGAAAGAAAGAAAAAGCACAATTTTTTTTTTCTAACGAAAAAAAATTGTCGTCGCAAATGTTTGAATGTCGTTAAATTATATCATCTAATAATTTTTTTTTAATCATCTATCTATATAGTTAAAATATCATGGGTAATTTTAGTGTAGTAAATTTCAATTACTATTTAGTAGATAGTAAATCTATCATCTAATTATTTAAGTTCATTAAATCATATCTAAAATGAAATATCATCCAATAAAAGGAAAGCTACAATTGAAGCAAACAAGAAATTCAATCATTAATATTTAAGCCTGAATTTGTTTCTACAGCCAAGACTTTATTGAAATTCAAAAATCAAGGGTGAAGTGGTTGTTGATAAAAAAATGGGTGAAGTCGTCAAGAAAATCAAAAAAATCATTGACGGAATAAATTAAAAAAAATCATGGGGGAAATCATTGGAATCACTGAAATCTGGGGGCGATTGAAGTGATGGAAATGACATGTGAAGTCGTCAAGAAAATCAAAAAAATCATTGACGGAATAAATTAAAAAAAATCATGGGGGAAATCATGGGAATCACTAAAATCTGGGGGGCGATTGAAGTGATGGAAATGACATGCAAATACGTGTATATATATATTATATCATTTATCTTGTTGGCGATTTTTTAGCCAACTGAACGCTATGGGTTGGCTAAAAAAGTATGACTTTTGTCATATTCAATTTTGAAATAGTGCGAGTTACAGCGATATAATTTTAGAATTTCCTTTTAATCCGATCAATTTCAATCCGTCTTTCTTCCCATCGCAGTAAAATTTCAAGATCTCTCTCATATAATTTCTTTGAAAAAATTTGATGTAGATCAAGTATAAATCTACAATTGCGAGATATCATTTTAGGTAATAGTGTCCTTGATTTATTCATCTGATCTATTTTTTAATTATAACCAAACTTACTGATTTAATTCAACATATTATAGTATAATAAAAAAAGGCTCCTTTTACAGAGCCTTTCATGTTAGAGAAAATCAACCAAGAAACTTTTTACTTATTAATATAGAGTAAATCAGTAATAAAGTTTAAGTTTTATCTTTTATAATTCTTTTTATTTATTATATATTATTTATTATTATTTATATCATATTATATGTTTATATGAATTCTTAAAAATCAACAACCTATATATATGAGGTTTGGTTTTGCCTGTCAATTTTGCTAAGATATTTTGTCTTAGTTGAGACAAAAAAAGGACTCCTTTGGGGGAGTCCTAAATAGAGAAAATCAACCAAGAAACTTTTTACTTATTAATATAGAGTAAATCAGTAATAAAGTTTAAGTTTTATCTTTTATAAGAAACGCTCCGACAATTAGGTCAGAAGTAAGGAGCGTCGAACCAAAGATGCTATCTTTGGTGAGGAATGTTTAGTACTTTAAATATCGTGATATTGCGTGTATCTGATAAGGACTTCTTTTCTTTTTATATACTCCATCACCTTCGCGATTCAATAAACCTCCACCAGTGTTTCCTTCAATAGTTATGAAGTAACCATCTTTATCAGTAGATTCATAAAAACCTACGTGACCAACCCGTCCAAGATTAGAGAAGTAAAAAGTTACCACATCGCCTGGCATTGGTTTTAATGAATGTGAGTTAGTGTATGTCCATATAATATCTTGTTGTTTAGCATAGTCTGGACTCCAAGCACTGTTAGGATTTGGTATATTACACCAATATAAATTTGAACCAACAAAGGCACCACACCAAGGGTTACCAACTTGAGATCCAACAGTTTTAAGATATAAATCTATTTCGGGACTTCTATTTGGTGCGATTTCCCGAACATTTAATTGAGAGTTGAGACATTGTAACAGATCTTTACGAACCTCTGTATTTTCGGCTCCCCCACCACGGAAAACCAAACCTGCGGTAAGAATGAACACCAATATAAATTTGACTGCGTAATCTAATTTTTTGTCTGATGACAACAAATCAAAATTTTGGTAAAATTCATCATGTAGGTATTTATAGACTTTAGGAAATGATATTCTTAACGCCATATGAGCAGTCCACAGAGCTACCACGAATAATACGATTTTAGAAACTATTGTCTCCATTTGAGAGAAGAAATCAAAGAAGGCACCATTTGGGAAAGCTACTATTAGTAAGTGATTTATAAACCAGAATAGTAATAAAATTATTGGAATTGCTGTAAGTTCTTCTTTGAATGTCTTGAAAAAGTCACTGTCTTGAATAACGGTATAAATTGTCTTTACTTTTGAGAAGAAGCCAATTATAATGTCGATTGTTTTAAGCCACATATCATTTTATTATTTTTTTGAAAAATGAAATAATGGCATATACTTTAGATGTAATCCAGTACATCACTTTTATTAATTTAATCATTTAGTTTGTTCTTTTTTTACCATATCAGATTGAACATCAACTACTAAACTGTTAATTTCGTATAAAGAATAAATAACTGATCCAATAAAAATTAAAATTGAGACTGATAAAATAGCAATGAATAATTTGGGGTTTTTCTTTATCATCTTGAATTCCAATAAGGATTCATCAAGTTCTAATATTTTATCATCAATTTTTTTAATCTCTTGTAGTCTCGGACAATTAATTATATGTCTAATGTCTGCTGATTGTAATACTTCTACTTTGTCCTCTAATTTGTTTACTCGACCGTTTGTTTTTTTTGTTTGTTCTAATATGTTCTTACTTATTTCTGTTTGTAAAGTGTGGTAATCTTGAATTTTCTGTTCTAAACTATCAATTTTTGATGATAGTAATTCCTTTAAGGTAATCTCATTTATCGCCATTAAATTTTAGGTTGTTTTTTGAAATCTCATTCTTTAGTTCTTGAATTTCAATTTGTTGTTCCTGTATTGCCTTAATGCAAATAGAAACTAATTGTGAATAGTTTACTGATAAAAATTCCTTTGATTCGTCTCCTACCACGAATTGTGGGAATATTTTTTTCAATTCTTGCGCAATCACTCCTGTATGTGTCTTTTTATAAATATAATAGTCAATATTTAAATCATCATTTCTATTGTAGTTAACTACCCGAATGTCCATTAACTTATTTAAAACTGATTCAGTATTGGTAATATTGTTTTTCATCCTTTCGTCTGAATATGCTGATATCTCACCTGTGGCTACAATGGAACCATAAACGATCATTGTATATCCACTATTATATGTATTTGCACTTAAAGTTGTTATTCCACTTGTTGTTAATGTATTGATGTAAGTTATTCCACTTAATCCTTTAATTATTCCTGAAGTTCCTGTAGCTGCCAATAATAAGTCAGGTATATTGTTATTTATTTGTGCTATTCCTGAACTACCTGAAGTTCCATTTGTACCTGAACTACCTGAACTACCAGAAGTTCCATTCGTACCAGAACTACCTGAACTACCAGAAGTTCCATTAGTACCTGAACTACCAGATGATCCTGAACTACCTGAAGTTCCATTAGTGCCTGAACTACCTGAACTACCAGAAGTACCATTCGTACCTGAACTACCTG